GGCGGCAGGAGCACCTGGGTGCATCATGCTAAATCTGGAGGATGGCCTGAACAACATCGACTGCCAGCGGACGGAGCATCTGACGACGTTGGAGGCGGTCGTAGAAGCATTGGATTGGTTGATCAATCAGGAGCATGATTTCTTTACGGTGGCTATCGATTCGATGGACTGGCTGGAAAGCCTGATTCATCACGAGGTTGCCAAGGCCGCGAACAAGCCGACGATTGGGGACATCGGCTATGCTGCGGGTTACAAGCAGGCGATGGCGTATTGGGATCGCATTATGATTCGCCTAGAGATGCTTCGCAGCGACCGGAGAATGAGTGTCATCTTGCTGTCACATGCTCAGGTCAAGCGGTTCCAATCGCCTGATCAAGACAGCTACGACAGGTTCCAGCCTGCTCTGCATGACTCTGCGGCAGCTATGTGGCAGGAATGGTCTGACGAAGTTTTGTTCGCCAGCTATCGCGTGTTCGTCCGCAAGGAAGATCAGGGTTTTAACAAGGAGAGGACAATCGCTGTGGATGGCAACGAGCGGTATGTACGGACACAGGAATCAGCAGCGGTGCTGGCGAAGAATCGTCTGAGTATGCCTGCTGAAATTGAGTTCAATTGGCTGGCATACCAAACGCACTTCCCAGTGTGAGACATCACTTGCAGGCCGTGTGTAAATGTCTGTGTTGATCTGGCTCAGTTGGGAGTCTAGTCGGTTCGAATCCGAGCAGGTCGAATGGGTTTAAGGTTTGTTTGTTAGTCGTTTGAGGAGATTAAAGATGGTTAGTTTTTCGGGGCTGGGTTTAGAAAGTATTGAGCCGAACAAGACGTTCGAGGTTATTCCTGCTGGTGATTATCCAGCGATCATCACGGAGTTCGACGAAGTTGACACGAAGGACGGCACGGGCAAACGCTGCAACCTGAAGTTGCAGATCATCGACGGCAAATTTCAGAACCGGACGATATACGACGGGCTGAACACGACGAACAAATCAGCAGTCGCACAGCAGATCGGTCGCCAGCAATTGAAGTCAATCTGCGTGGCTCTGAACAATCCGAATCCGCAGAACAGCAGCGAGTTGCTGAACAAGGCTTTGATGATCACGATTAAGGTCGGCAAGGATCAAAACGGAAATCCTCGCAGCGAAGTCAAAGGCTACAAAGCGAGGCTGACGACAGCACGAGTGGCCGAAGTCGTGGCACAGCCAGTTGCAGCAGGCTCAAAAGTAAATCCATTCGCATGATGGTCTTCACCGCTATCGCCTTTCTGCGATAGCGGTTTTCTTTGATGTTTCCAAACGGAGAAAAACAAGTGTCTAACAATGCGCGTAGTGATGTCTTACGGACTGATCTGCAAGTGGTGGTTGAACTATCGGAACATGACAGCGACTGCCTGTCCGCGGCAGGCGTGCATGTTGTCGGTGATGTTGATTTGCCGACGCTGATGGGCTGTCAGGGATTGGGAGGCCAGCGTGCGGTTGAGATTTATGATGCGGTGAATTTGTACGTCGAAAGGATGCTGAGAACATGACAGAGCGAAACATAAACTCAAGCGGCGTTGATGAATTTAAGCGTGAGTATCGCGTGAGATATCGAGCGGTCATTGATTTAATGATGACTCGCGACGATGCCGCCAACTGGCTAGGTGACGATGAAGATGCACTGGCCGTGTATATCGAGCAGACTACTGAGATCCCATGTAAGATGGTTAGCTTTAATGTCCTTCAAGGAGAAACACAATGAAACATATCACCATAGCGTGTGAAAACAACGACGGAGTGCAGGCTATTTATGTCGATGGAATTCTGCTTAGAGAAGAAGACAATTTTTACTTGAGCGATATTGCAGAAGTCGCCGAAGGAAAGATCGTCACGCTGCGGATTCTGGAAGTGAGTTTTTTGGAAGATAACGAATGGCCGGAGATGCTGGATGATCTGATTGAGATGCAAAAGCGGCTGACGGATGTTGAGTGATAATTTATTTCAAAACTTTCGGGAGATGTTAAATGAGTATGATTACGCAGGCTCTTGCAGAATTTGATGAGCCAAAACAAGCTATTGCAATGGTCAAATCTTACGGCACGCTGACGCTGGCTGATGACGGAATCGGCAAAGTCGAGCAGGCGCACAAGCAGGTGAAGCGGCTTCGGATTGACATCGACAGCAGACGCAAATCGCTGAACGAAGGTGCGTTAACGTATCAGCGGGCAATCAATGCAGAAGCGAAACGGCTGACGGAGGAAATCGAGCCGATTGAAAATGCACTGTCGGGGCAGCGAAAGATTCACGATGAAATCGTGATGAAAGAGCAGCAGGAAAAACATGCCGCCAAGCGGAAGGTGCTGACAGATCGCATTGAACGACTGGCTCAGGCTGGCTGCATTGCTGGAGACGTGGCAGCCATTGAGCAGATGAGCGACGATGAGTTTAGCCTGCATTCGATGCGTGAAGCGGCAAAGGCTGAAGTAATTCGCATCGAACAGGAAGCGGCACGGAAAGCAGCGGAAGACATCGAGATCGAACGGCTGGCAGAAATCAAACGCCAGTCAGAGGAGATCCGCATTCGGCAGGCTGAACTTGCCGAAGAACGAGCTGCGTTCGAAACTGAAAAGGCCGAGATGCAGCGGATTAAGAACGCCGAGGATAATCGCCTAGCTGTGATTGCTGCGGAGCAAAAAGAAGTCGCACGGTTGGCACGGATGGAAGCGTTGGAGCCTGAGATCCAAAAGGCTGCGGTGTTTGCCAATCGATTAGCAGAAATGTCTGCGGCTGTTTTGGTGTCGATGGAGAAACCAGTCTGGGGGCCGCGAGCAATGATGATCATACGACAGGCTGGAATTGATGTGATCAAGATCGCAAGGGGTGAAGGATGAGTATCTATATTCCACGATACTACCAGACAGCCGCCAACAATGCGGCTTGGGATTTTCTGAACAACAAGGCAGGCAATCCGTTGATTGTCCTGCCGACTGGTGCTGGCAAGTCACTGGTGATTGCCATGCTTGTTGAGCAGGCTATCAAGTTCGGTTGTCGTGTTATGGTGCTACAGCACCGCAAAGAATTGATACAGCAGAATGCCGAGAAGATTCAGATCCTACTGCCAAAAATCAAGATTGGAATCTTCTCGGCGGGGCTGAAATCCAAACAGATTGAGGAGGATGTCATTTGTGCTGGCATCCAGTCGGTGTACCGAAAAGCCTTGTTATTGGGGCGGCGTGAATTGATCTTGATCGATGAGGCTCATTTAACATCTGATCATGACGACACGATGTACGGTCAGTTTCTGGCAGACATCAAAGTCGGCAATCCGACGCAGCGGGTAGTGGGCCTGACGGCAACACCATTTCGTACCGGCACAGGGCCGCTATGCGGTCGCAATCGATTGTTCCAGCGCATTTGCCACGAGTCGTTTACAGGTGATCTAATCCGTGAAGGTTATTTGTGCGAGATCACTAACAGGCCAGCGACTGCAACAGTTGACACGAGCGGCATCAAACTGCGTGGCGGCGAGTTCATCGAACAGGATGCGCAACGAGCGTTTGACACGAGTGACAACGTCAGTGCAGCATGTGCTGAGATCGTGGCCAAGTGCCACGACAGGCATAGCGTTCTGGTGTTTTCGGCTGGTGTTGGTCACGCAGAACATATTGTCGCCACACTGAACAACATGACTCCAGACACGGTCGGACTGATCACGGGCGAAACCTTCCCGATGGAACGTTCGGCAACGCTGGCAGACTTTAAGGCCGGTCGGCTTCGCTGGTTGGTGAACTGCGATGTGCTGACTACTGGCTTCGACGCGCCGTGCATCGACGCAATCTGCGTGCTACGAGCAACGATGTCACCGGGATTGTTTGCTCAGATCGTTGGTAGGGGACTTCGCAAGCATGAATCAGTAACGAACTGCCTAGTGCTGGACTTCGGCGAAAACATCAAGCGGCATGGTTCGCTGGACGATCCGAAGTATGGACGGGCCAGCGCGGCGTTCGGTGGGTCGCCAGAGGAACCAGCGGAGAACAATGGCCGCGGCAAAGAGTGTCCGAACTGCGGTCTCGATGTGGCCGCACGTTCTGCTGAGTGTGGCGACTGCGGGTTTGTGTTTCCGGTCAAGCACGAAGCGACAGCAGACACAGAATCAGAGATCACAGGCAAGGCGTTGCCGCGAGTCTTGCACGTGACTCGTGTGACATGGGCAAAGCACACAAAACGCGGTGGCGGTGACGCATTGCCAACGCTGCGAATTGACTACGACTGCACGCAGGGCGAAGGATTCATGAAGGAGACGGTCAGTGAGTGGGTGTGCATTGAGCATACCGGCTACGCGCAAACGAAAGCTGGACTGTGGTGGCAAGCAAGATCAAAAACATATTGTCCGCAGACAGTCGCAAACGCAATCACGATGCTGTACGCAAACGCCTGCCGACATCCATCTACGATCACTACTGAGATGGATGGCAAGTATTTCAGGATCAAGTCGGTCGAGTTCACGACTGAAAAGCCAGAGCCGATTGAGCTAGATCCAGATGCGTCAGCGGTGCGGGTGTTTTCTGGGTTCGATGATGATGTTCCTTTTTAGAAGACTGAAATAATGAAAGCAATTCCAACGAAGTATAAAGGCATTCTATTCAGGTCAAGGCTTGAAGCAAAGTGGGCTTCATTCTTTGATCTAATGAATTGGCAGTGGCAATACGAACCGTGTGATTTCAATGGGTGGATTCCAGATTTTGCAATCTATGGATTTGGGAAAACAACATACGTTGAGGTTAAGCCCACAATTATTTTTCTTCCTGACATAGCAAATAAAATAGACTTAAGTGGATGCAATAATGAGGTACTGTTAATTGGTGAAACGTGTCCAATTCCAGGCCGAGATACGATGTGCGGAGACAACACTCAGCTTGGATGGATACGTGCCGAATATCCAGGCCACCCCGACAAACAGATAAGCAGTTTTTGTTGGAATGAGTGCGAGTTCGCATGTTATGACGGAAGTAGGATTGGTTTTGTAGACCCAATTGGGTGCTGGTATTGCAGGATTTATGGAACAGAAGGGAAGTATTATCATTTCAATAATGTAATTGAAGACATGGTTTTGGAAAACTGGTCACTAGCCTGCAACTCCTCACAGTGGAAAAAGCCATAACATGTTTTACGTTCCTGCCGAACTGAAAAGCCTGCGTCAGTGGCATTGCTGGAACTACAGCAGCGAAGGCGTCAAAATTCCGTTGCAGCTTAATGGCAGCGCGGCGAAGTCGAATGATCCGCAAACATGGACTGACTACGAGAACGCTCTTGGTGCTTGTGTCTATTATCAGGGACTGGCATTTGAGCTGCATGACGGGCCATACACGGGCATCGACTTAGACAACTGCCTTGATGAAGACGGCAATCTAAGAGAGTGGGCGGTTCCGATTGTCGCTAGATTAGACGGAGTGGCCTACGGCGAAATCAGTCCGAGTGGCACAGGAATCAAGTTCCTGACACGCGCTAGAAAGCCTGATGGCTCTCGATGTTTGCACAAGATCACTGACGGCAAGCAACAGATCGAGTGCTACGATCACGCCAGATTTTGGACGATCACCGGCGATTGCTACAACCAGCAGGACACAATCGCAGATGGGCAGGCGGTCATTGATTGGTTGTGCCAGACTTATCTGTCTGGCGAACCACAGCAGACAGCAGCGGTAAAGCAGCTACCAGCACCGCCAAGGGGCATAGACACGCCGTTGACAGAACGTGCTACTGCTTACGTCCAGACGATTCTTGGCTCATCTAAGGGCAATCTGCGGAACTCTGCGTTTAGCCTGTCTGGTCATCTGCATTCGATGGTCGGTGATTTTGGCGAGCGGCTGACAGACTCCGAGGTGCTGGATCTGCTGCGTGATTGGAATCAGCGAAACAATCCGCCATTGAGAGACGACGAACTTGCCGAAGCGGCGGTCAACGGTCGAACAAACGGCACGCCTCGGGCCGACAAGCTGCCGCGGGTGTATGTTGATGCAACGGAAGGCGTGAATATCAGTGGCCTGATCAATCGGTCGCCAGTTCCTGACAATCCATTTCCGCATGACTGTCTTGAGATCCCCGGTCTGATCGGGGACATCGTCAGGCACAATCTGGCGACGGCACACTACCCGTTGCCTGAGTTGGCACTGGCATCGGCGATTGCGTTGATGTCGTCTATTACGGGTGGCAAGGTCGCAGATCGTGGAGCAAGGACAAATCTATTTGTCCTTGGGCTGGCTCCGAGTGGTGGCGGAAAAGATCACGGCAGGAAGCTGAATCGCAACATCCTGCGGGCAGCAGGTGGCGGCGATATCATCGGGCCTGAGCGCATTGGAAGTCACGCTGGCATCATTTCTGCAATGGCGTTCCAATGGAACACACTGTTCCAGATTGACGAAATCCAGCATCTAGCAATGGCGATGCAGGACAGATCCAGTCCGCACTTAGTGCAGATTGCCAGTGTGCTGATGCAGATATTTTCTTCGAGCGACAGTGTATGGATCGGGGACGCTTACGGTGATCGGGCGAAGGTCAAGACACTGCATTATCCGCATCTGGTGCTGTACGGCACTTCCGTTCCTGAAGGTTTTTGGGAGTCAATGACGGAGGCAAATCTGAAGGGCGGCTTGATTGGCAGATGTCTAGTTTTCGAATCGGCAAAGTATGTGGCCTACCAAGATCCAGCCGACGACAGAATCCCTGAGTCAATTATCGAACGAGTCAATGGCTGGCTGAGTCTGCGAACGCATACCGGCGACATGGCTGACAAGTCTGATGGCGCATGGCCGTTGGCTATCCTGCGGGACGAAGCCGCCAAAGCACGGCTACACCAACACACTTGCCAGATCAGTGACAAACGCATGTCCGAGGAGCCGATCACGGCGGCTATCTGGTCTCGGGCTGCGGAAAAAACAATCAAGCTGGCGTTGCTATTTGCGTGCTCTCGATGCGAAGGAAACACGCTTCCGACTATCCAGTTGCAAGATGCTGACTTGGCGATCAGGATCAATAATTGGATCACTCGCAGGATGCTCCAGCAGGCTGACAGGCACGTCGCCAAGACTGCATTCGGCCAGCAGGTCAATGAAATGCGGACGCTGCTGAGATCCAGATCCAGCGAGTGGACGATGAGCGAGATCACCCGACGGACGCGAGGCCTGAAGCCACGCGAGCGTGAATGATATTCTGCAAACTCTGATTCAAGACGGCACGATTTTGCAGGGTGAAAAAGTGACTGGCGGCAGGTCAGCAATGACGTTTTTGGTAATCGAATAGTGATGGAAAGAACTGCGCACAAAAGGAAGGAAGCAGGCATTCCGCAAACATCTTTCCCGATCTTTCCCGACAGTTTTGGGAAAGAAGGCATAGCAAATGTACACTATAGTTTTGTAGTGTTTAATATAGAAAAACAAAAATTCTCTTATCATATACTACCCTTCTTTCCTTCTTTCCTAGGGGGGCTACCATTAGAGATTTCCTTCTTAGAAACCCCAATGTTTTTGAAAAAAAATACCCTTCTACGTGCGCGGGAGGGAAGTCGGGAATTAGCAGTCGGTGACTTTACAGATTTGAAACTTTATTGGAGGCATGGAACATGACTGAAATCGGGAAAACGAAAACGCCGAACGCTGGTCGAGTGGTGGGTGTCTGATAGGGGCGTGATTGCGTTTTTCGTTGGGCTAGACCCTTATGGCGATCCTATTTGGATGCAGAAGGGACACTATGTACCGCTGACTGATCAAATGAAATTCTTTCTGGCGTGCTTTCATCACGAGCCACGCTGCACGGGGTTCGATTGGCTGCCAGTCGCCGACGCACTGGCACGGGAATTTTGTGCAGAAAATCCAAAATTTTGCGTGATGTGCGGAGTTGTTTTTGGTGTCGGAAGTGTCGCGCCGGTGCAGCCCGACGACGTGCCACTGCATCCAGTCCCCGGTAAAGTCGTGGCGACTGGCACGGTAAAACTAACGCCGGTGCAGCCTGACGACTGGGTCGAGTTTGACCCCGCGCACATCACATGTCCACGGATTTCAATCGACTGGCTAACACTGAGACTCGGTGAAAGTGAGTGGGGGCCAGCATTGCTGGCGTGGTCGAACGCCACATGGGCAGCACAGCGCGAAAACTGGAAGATCCGATGCCACCGTCGTGATTTGCCGATGAGGCCAGACGACACGGCCGCCATCATCGCCGAACACACGCAGCAGGTGCGAGAGCTAACGCAACGGATCGGCGATCTGGTGCAGCAGGTTAACGAACGGGATGCGGTGATCGAGGGAATCAGGACGGCACTGCATGTGGATTATTCTGTTTGACCTAGCAAGGAAAATCGGCTAGGGTGCATTTCAGGAGGAAACACGCAATGCCGAAATCTTGGTTAAAATCGAAAACGATTATCCTAAATGGCTTGACGCTGGCAGCCAGCCTGCTGACGGTTGTCGCGGGCAGTGAACTGGTCGCCGATTACCCGCGGGCCGCAGCGGGAATTGTAGCTGCACTGGCTGCGGTAAACGTCGCCCTACGATTTGTCACTTACCTGCCGGTGCTGTGATGATTGAAATCAACTGGCAGGAAATTATCGGGGCTAATTGTGCTGTTGCTCGGCGGTCTAGGATCTGCGACAGCCGCCGGCAAGTGGTTTTTGTCTGCTCGCCAAACAGCGATCACGACAGCACTGCCTGCACGCATGCCGGACACAGGGCCCCCAGATGGTGCTGTCGCATGGGCTGCGGATCTGGTGTCAGCAATGGGACAGGCTCCTGCTGACAGCAAGCTGGCACAAATCTTGGCCGGATCGAATCGAGATCAAGCACAGGCGGCACGCATTGCGGAGTTGGAGGCTGCGAAATGAGCCTTCTCAAATGGTCGCCTGTATTGTTTCTGGTCGGTGGCACGCTCCTCCTGCTGCCGTCGATCACGCCCAAGCCGTCTCCTACCCCGATCGGAGACGTGCTTGGCGCGGCCTATGCCGCCGACAGAATCACGCAGGTGGCTGTGTTGCGGGATCTGGCACAGCAGCCGTTTGACGGGGCGACTGATGACGGCAGGAAATTAGCCGGCGACTGGTTCAACGCTCAACGGTTTCGCAATCGGCCTGTGGATTTTACGCCATATACCGACGCTGTGGCCGAAGCGATTGCTGCTAACACGGAAGCGGATCTGGCCGCACGGTTGGAGGGTAAGTGATGGCAGATTTAGCGATTGAAGTATTTATTTCCGAGCATCATTCAACGCTGCGTGAAAGCGTTGCAGCAGATCGCACAATTAGCCGACACTCACAGTGATGCTTACAAAGAATTCTCTGCACCATATTTAAGAATGGGAGACAAGCCTAGCGGGTGGAGAATTGTCGAAGCAATGCGAGAAGTCGCAGTAGAAATTCTTGAGCATAGTGAATCGGAGGACACGCCATGAGTTTTCCACTGAACGGCTGGCGAATCGACATTGAGGATTTCGACACGCTTAATGCGTTGCCAGATGAAATCCCGGTGCTTGCTATGCGTGGCACATATACCGCCGTTGCTCTTGATCCTAGAGTAGTAATCCAGATACCGAATCAGGGGCAGCAGGGCAGTTGTCAAGGCCAAGCAATCACGACGTGCATGGAGTGGTTGCTATACGATTGCCAGCGGCAAGGCTGACGTGCAATTGTCTCGGGCGGCTGGCTATTATCTGAGCCAAATCCGTGACAACATTCGCGGTGATCACGGGAGCTGCGTTGCCAGCGGTGTCGCCGAGGCAATGCAAAACGGGATCGGTGAAGAAAAGTACTGGATATATCCGAGTCGATATAATCCAGCGAAACCTGCAAACTTCGCAGCGTATCAGCAAAATGCTTTGCAATACAAAATCGGCAGCAGTCGCAAGATGACAAGCTACGACGGCATCGCGACGTTCTTGGGCAGCGGTCAGGGTGCGGTTGAAATCGGAATCCAATGGAATTCATCGTGCGATCATCCTGTCATTGACGGCTACACGACCCGCGGCGGTGGTGGACATGCACTGGCGTTTATTTCGCTGTCCGAACGGCTGGACAAATCAGGTCAGCACTATCTGTGGCTCGCCAATTCGTGGGGCACGAACTGGGGCAACGAAGGCTGGGCGGAAGTATCGCCGACAGCAGTGGCACAAATGCTGAGTGTGCGTTCAAATGTGATGATTGGCATCAGCGACATGCCAGCAATCAAGCCGCGCGAATTCACGCTTGCCGATCTGAAAAAAGGTCTCGCGATATGAGCATTGAAGTCATGCAATCCAACGGCAAAACGTACGAGCCTTCGCTGGCGGACATCGATGTCGCGTGCAAATACCAAGCAACAGAACTCATCCGATATTTCGCTACGATTCGTTTGCTGTTGCTTGCTGGCTTCTGTCTGCTGATCATGGTCGGCTGTGCAACTCAGCACGATCTGGCAGGACTGAAATTATCACTGCGATCAACAGACGAATTGATCGTCTTAAAACAATCCGAGACGGTCGGCATTTTGTCCGAACAAACAACCGCATTGGCTGCGATAAAAGCCACATTGAAGGTGATTGAACTGAATTCCGAAACCGATAGCGGACGGGAGGTGATCAATCTCGATAACGAACAGCAGCCCGATACGACGGCGAATGATTCGCAACCTCCTCAGCATCAGGCTGACGCATCGGCTGCTGTCCGTTTACTCGTTTCATCCACGGCAGGTTGTGCGCCATGTGCTCGGCTATGGCGTGATGTCGATGCAGGTTTGTTTGACGGTTTTGCGGTCGAGAAGTCAGGCGACTTTGACGGGCTGAAATCCTATCCAGCGATCAGATATGAGGACGCCAGCAGCGCGACAGGCTGGGCTGTGGTCTATGGCTACGACGCTGCACGATTGCGATCACTGAAGAAACTACTGCCGAAAACAAGCGAATACCGAACGGCATTCTGGACGCACGGCGAAATGGTCGCGAAACATAACGAGCTGCACGGAGGTGGCTCTTGGTCATGGCCGGGAGATTTGGCGACACACTTGGCAACTGTTCATGGAGTTGACGCAAATGGCATGGATAAAAATAACGCACAAAATCCAATCACCGGCAAACAGTATGCTGTTCGATCTGTTTCATGGGGGTTCTTTGGTCGTTTCCGGTCACGAAATTCGCATCGAAAATCCTGTTACTGCCGGTGGCTGTCCGTGAGGCGGATCATATTCTGTGGACGTTCACTCAGGACGTGCGGGTTCAAACGCCGGGGCCAGATAGTAGACTCAGCAGCCTGAAACAATATCGAGATCGGATTGAGTTTTCCGTCTTTCCTTGGGCGTTTGTCACGATTGTTTTTGAATGACGCACTTCCACTCCTATCAAGAAATCATAAGCATCGAAACCGAGGCGTGGCGAGCCTTTGATTGCCAGCCTGTGGCGAGCGGTCGCGGTGGCAAAAAACGTGACGCGAAGCGGAACAAAGTAACGGCGGTTACAAATCGTTTCTTTGATGTTATGATGTCGGACAATCCGCCAGAAAACTAAAGAAGATGC